CCTACTTCAAAGATTCTACAAATATTGATATCCGTAAAGTGCTTTTAGAAGAAAATAATATGCTTACCGATGAAGATTTAACACCGGTTGGGTTCATAGATGATGGTTTAAAACCAGAAGTGACTGTGGATTCAGGTGATGTTTGGTCAGAAAAAGGTTATTTTTCGTCAAGATTATAAAAACATAAATACACTATAAATCAAAAGAAATTGACCCGATAACAAAAGGAGAAATCCATGGCATTTCAATTATCCGCTGGGGTAAATGTATCAGAAATTGACCTGACTACAATTGTCCCTTCAGTCGCCACCTCAATTGGCGCATTTGCCGGTCCGTTTGCTTGGGGTCCAGCTGGTGAAATCATCACAATCTCTGATGAGATTCGTCTTGCCGCAACATTTGGCAATCCGAATTCTACAAATTATGAATACTGGTTCTCTGCCGCAAACTTCTTGGCCTATTCAAATAACCTTAAAATTGTTCGTGCCTTTAATACGGCCGCACAAACCCGAAACGCTTTAGCAAACACTCAAGCTACTCTGTTAATTAAAAATGATGACGATTGGTTTAATAATCGGTCAACAGGTTCTTCTAACGCTTACGGTGAGTTTGCTGCTCGTTATGCAGGTGATTTAGGTAATTCACTTAAAGTTTCTCTTGCTGATGCAGCTACCTTCAACACTTGGGTATATAAGAGCAATTTTACTGATACGCCAAACACTTCTACCTATGTTACAAATGTAGGCGGTGGTTTTGACGAAGTTCACGCTGTTGTTGTTGACGAAGATGGTAAATTTACTGGTACTGCAAATACAGTATTAGAAGTTTTCTCGTTTATGTCTAAAGCCTCCGATGCTAAAGATGATAGTGGCAACTCTAACTACTATAAGAATGTAATTGAAGAACAATCACAATACATTCATTGGATGGATCATCCAACTGGAATTGGTGCTGGCACTGCTTGGGGTTCTTCTGCAAACAATTCTAATTTTGCAAATTTAACTTCTGTTGTTACTCGTTCACTTGGTAATGGTGCTGATGGTACTATTTCTACTGCCAATGTGGTAACAGCATACGATTCTTTTGATCCAGCTGAATCTGTTGATATCTCTTTGGTTATTTCTGGCCCAGCAAATCAAACTATCGCTGATTCTTTGATTTCAATGGCAACAACTCGTAAAGATTGTTTAGTGTTCTTATCACCAGAAAAAGCAGATGTAGTAAACAATGCTGGTTCTGAAGTAACAGATATTCGTTCATATCGTGATACTCTCACTTCTACTTCCTATGCTGTATTAGATGGCAACTGGAAGTATCAATACGACAAATACAACGATGTATACCGTTGGGTGCCATGTAACGGCGATATTGCTGGTCTCTGCGCTCGTACCGATTTAGAGCGTGATCCTTGGTTCTCACCTGGTGGTCTGAATCGTGGTATCCTGAAAAATGTTATTAAGTTGGCCTTTAATCCAACTAAAACAAATCGTGACGATATGTATGTAAAAGGTATTAACCCAATCGTATCGTTCCAAGGCGAAGGTACGGTTCTTTTTGGCGACAAAACAATGCTAAGCAAACCATCTGCGTTTGACCGCATCAATGTTCGCCGTCTGTTCATTGTTCTGGAGAAAGCAATTAGCCGTGCAGCAAGATTCTCTCTCTTTGAATTTAATGACCAGTTTACAAGAGCTCAGTTTGTAGCACTTGTTGAACCGTTCTTGCGTGATGTGCAAGGTCGCCGTGGTATCACCGACTTCCGTGTTGTGTGTGATGAAACAAATAACACAGGTGAAGTTATTGACCGCAACGAGTTTGTTGGCGACATTTATATCAAACCTGCCCGTTCAATCAACTTCATTCAACTTAACTTTGTTGCAGTTAGAACAGGTGTTTCGTTTGATGAGGTTGTAGGACAGTTCTAAATAGAGAAACAGGAGAAAAATAAATGGCATTCAATGTAAACGAATTTAGAAGTCAAATGGTTGGTGACGGTGCCCGTCCTAATCTATTTGAAGTTTCTATGCCGTTCCCTGGTTTCTCTGCGCCAGGTAACGCACAAACAAAATTAACATTTATGTGTAAGACAGCACAATTACCTGGCGCTACGCTGGGTGTTGTGCCTGTTCAATACTTTGGTCGTGAACTCAAATTTGTAGGTAATAGAACATTTGCTGACTGGACAATTACGGTTATCAATGATGAAGATTTCGTAATCCGTAACGCATTTGAGCGTTGGATGAACGGTATCAATTCACATAATCTGAATGTTCGTAACCCAGCTGCACTTTCACCACTTGGTTATACTGTTGATGGTGAAGTGTCGCAATTTGGTAAACAAGGCAACACTCTGAAAAAATACAAGTTTGTTGGTCTCTTTCCAAGCGATGTTACTCCAATTGATGTTGATTGGGGTTCAAATGATACGATTGAGGAGTTTTCAGTTACTCTCACCTATCAATGGTGGGAAGCAGTAGCAGACGGTGTAGTGTAAGGAGAAAGGCTTCGGCCTTTCTTCAATTTTTTAGGATGATATATTAATGGCTATTAAGCTCTTCGGCTTCACCCTAGGTTCAAAGGATGTTGTTCAGGTACAAAAACCTGAGCAACCATCTTTTGCACTTCCAACTCCTGCACTTGATGACGGTGCAGTTACAATTACTCAAAACGCCTACTACGGTACATATGTTGACCTAGAAGGTGCTGTTCGTAATGAATTAGAACTTATTACTCGCTATCGGGAAATGTCAAACCATCCAGAACTAGAGATGGCAATTGATGACATTGTAAACGAAGCTATTTCCCATGATGATTCTGGTAGAACAGTTAACATTGTTTTAGATAAACTAAAGCAACCAGAAACAGTAAAGAAAAAAATCATAGAAGAATTTGAAAATGTTCTTCGTATGCTAAACTTTGGCAATCTTTCTGATGATTTGTTTAAGCGTTGGTACATTGATGGTCGCATTTATTATCATGTTGTGGTCAATGATAAAGACCCAAGAGCTGGCATACAAGAATTAAGATACATTGACCCACGCAAGATTCGTAAGGTTCGTGAGGTTAAAAAAGAACGGGACCCAAAAACTGGTGCCGATATCATCAAATCAATTTCAGAATACTATGTCTATACTGACCGTGGTATTGCTACACAGTCCTATGGTTCATCAGTAAATGCAGGCCTTCGGATTGCACCAGATTCAATTATCAATGTAAACTCTGGTTTGATGGATGCCAAAAATACATTTGTCATTTCATATCTACATAAAGCAATTAAGCCACTCAATCAATTAAGAATGATTGAAGATGCGGTTGTTATCTATCGCCTCTCACGAGCACCAGAGCGCCGTATATTTTATATTGATGTAGGTAATTTACCAAGAGGCAAGGCTGAACAATACATTCAGTCTATCATGGTCAAGTATCGTAATAAAATGGTTTACGATGCTAACACCGGTGAGTTGCGTGATGACCGTAAACACCTATCAATGCTAGAAGATTTTTGGTTGCCACGCCGTGAGGGTGGTAAAGGTACAGAAATCACAACACTTCCCGCTGGTCAAAACCTTGGCGAATTAGAAGATGTAAAGTATTTCAGAAACAAACTTCTACAATCACTCAATGTGCCTATCAGTCGTTTAGAACCACAACAAGGTGGTATGATTGGTCTTGGCCGCACGACAGAAGTTACCCGTGATGAGGTTAAGTTTCTCAAATTCATCATTCGTTTACGCAATAAGTTTTCGCAGATATTTGACCATGCTTTAGAAAAACAACTGGTACTCAAAGGTATTTGTACCAGAGAAGAATGGCAAGTATTTAAAGAACAAATCTATTATGATTATGTAAAAGACAATAACTTTACAGAACTGCGTGATGCAGAACTTTTACAGAATCGTGTCCAAACATTATCAGTTGTTGACCCATATGTTGGTCGTTATTTCTCTGCTGAGTGGGTTCGTAGAAATATTCTTCAGCAAACGGTTGAAGATATTGAAGCAATTGATGAACAAATTAAAAAAGAATCTGAAGATGGTACTGGTGGTCCAACAATGCCTCAACAAGAACAAGCTGATCAACAAGCAATGGCAGACCAGTATCCACCAGAAGATAACACCGGTTCACAAAATGAATCAATGACACCAATGCTTGATGCAGAGGTGGAAAAATATTCAGCACTACTAAATAGGCGATAAACGGAGAATATAATGGATACACAAACATTTATTAATCAAGCAGCAGCTGGCGATGCAGTAGGTGCAAAAGACCTACTCAATGATCTTTTAGCAGCTAAAGCATTTGAAGCACTTGATGCTAGAAAAATTGAAATGGCACAATCACTTTTTGGTGGTGAAAAAGAAGTTGAAGTTCAAAATACCGCAGATACACCAATAGAAGAAGAATGAAACAATTACAAGAGTTTCGTGATAATATTGTAGAGGAAGAAAAGACGGACTATAAGCAGTTTGATATGCTTGTTCGTGCTGGGCTTGCTAATAAAGCACAACTATCACGAATTCACCGTATTTTGGATAAGATGACCGAAGAACGGCCACAGTTTAATAATGCTGACCG